TGTCAAACTCACAGCCAGAGTATACCCCGGATATATGTTATTCGTATCATGCCTGCCTAAGCTAAATTTAAGCATGTTTTTCAGGGGGTTGCAACGTGTTACCTATAAAGGGACATCATACATATCGTCATCGAATATATCTAAGTAGACAATATCTTGGTATGAAGGTATCAACACATTGTGTGATACTATCTGGTCCCATGATGGAAAACCCATTGCAATGTCGTCTGGAGTTATCCCCATAGTGCGCATTTTTCTAATCGTATCATTCCCCAACCTTAGTGCTCGATCAGCAATAAGTCTGGGCGCATCTTGTTTGTAATGGGAAGCAAGATGGATAAAGAAAAGATGAATACGATCATACGCATCTCTATTAGCACCATAGGTACCCCAGGCATGTCCAATACAGGACATCATAACGTCAATAGGATCGCGCGGCTTCACTTCTCGTCCATAAACTAAGCGAGGCATTATCTCTCTCGATTCTCTAAAAGGAATAGACTTTGACTGTCCCAAATCTTTAGATGGGTTTTCTACTGCATAATGTCTGAGAAAAGAACCCCCACGGTGGCTCAACCATCCCTGGAATTCTTTTGACATAAAAGATAAACCCGTCTTCCGATCCCTAATTTCCATACCCCAAAAATCTTTTACAAACTTGGCAAAAAGATCCAGATGGAAGTATGACTGGGCTAGTTTATCTGCACTCATATTATAAAGAAAATCATCTCCATAGCATATAAAGAAAATAATAGCTAGAGCGACCTTTTCGAGATGAATTCTATCCTTAAGAGGAGCATTTGCAATAGACCACGCAGAAAATATAAAGAAAAGCAAAGCGGTGACCCAACTGTCACAGTGAGAAGTGTTAAACATACCACTGGGCACTCCACCTTCGTGTCTGACCCAGATGTCTGCAAACATTCGTTCTATACGAACCGCTTGTATCTCAATAATCCATTTAAGAATCCTCTCTTTTATCTTATATTCCGCAGAGCCTTTTTTCTCATGAATCAGCATCATGCTAAAGTAAAGTGTTGTCAACAACTCCTTTATAGTAACATCTAATGCTTTATAGTCTCCCTCACATAGGATAGGTTCCCATTCGTTAGTGCCAAAAATAATTCCAAGGCAGCGAGCAAGTCTATCAGTACCACCATGTGGGTTTTTGTGTCCGACTTGTATGACCCAACCAATTTCGAGTTTGTGACGTGTTTTTGATACTAAATTCTCCATTATATTAAAGATACCCGAAGGCATCACAAAAACACGAAGTTTATCACAAAACTCTTTCCATTTAATTGGGTCCCGCTGTTTATCAAAGTCTATGTACGTTTCATTCTTAAAAGAGTAATTAAAAACAACCTCAGGACAAACATTATTTTGCAAACACCATATAAGCATGTTTGCATTACTGCTAAACTGTTCTATTTTTTTTCCATTGGCTGAAATTTTGAGTGTTACTCCATCAGGCAACTCAACTTCATTCTTG